TGGTAATCTTTTATATTATATAAGGATTTTTATTGAAACTATATTTAACTTTGCAATGGATAACTTGAGAGGATTAAATGAAACGCTTACCGAAATCTTAAATATAGCATTTCCAGAATTTGAAGGTATCCAAGCTAGTTTAGTTAACTTAAAAACGGCTATAATAGAATTAATTCGACCATATATTGAAGAGACTAAAGAAGAAGTTGCGCAAGCTGCAAGAGAAGCTGCAAAAGAAGCTGTAGAAAACACAGTTAGAGCACCTGCTAATGCTGTAGGAAATGCCATGGGTACCGCTGCTAATGCAACATCCGACGCATTATCCAGAGCATCGAATGCTGTAGCAGATGCATTAGGCGGTGCAGTTAATTTCACACGTAGAAATATTAGAATGGGCGGCGGCGATGGTTCAGGTGACAGTGCAATAGGAATAATGGATACTAATACACGGATGGACAAATTTAAATACATTCCCAGCAGCACGGAAAAACATTCACTAAGCGAATGTTTAATAGACGCATGTATTGCATTTGATAAATTTGGTGTTTCATTAACTAATTTGGCAAATAAATTAGAAAGTGATAAAATACAGCAGAAATTGCAAAACCTAACTAAAGGGAAAGAGAATGTTTTATTGACTAAACGCTGGGCGACGGCCTTTACGGAACAGGAACAGACGAAGAAAGATAAGTCATTTAAATTAAAATGCCAACCTCTACTTATAGAAATGGTTAAACCATTTATGAAACAAGGTATTGAATTCGCTCAGACTGTATTAAAATCAAAACCCCTTTCCGAAAATTTAAATATTAAAACAATTGTGGAATATGTAAAGAAAGTTGCAGCTGGAAGTCCCTACGAAATTAAGAAAAAAGGGGGATCAATGTCGTCTATAACAGTAAATGGTGGTAAAAGACGTAAGAAAACTAGAAAAAAGAAAAGACGTAAGAAACGTAAGTCAAATAAGAAGCGTAAAAACAAAAAAAAGAGAACAAAGCGTAAAATTAAAAGAAGAAGGACAAAAAAAAAACGTAGACGTTAAATTTTAGTAATAGCTACTTTACATTGAGTTGCAAAATATCCGACTAAATCATCATTCTTATAATCATCTAGGTATTTAATCTCTCCAATCTCGGCAGCTAAGAGCATTCTGCAACAAATAATACACGGGTAATGTGTAATATAAGCAGTTGCACCTTTACAACTTACGGCACGCTTAGCGCAATCGGCCAAGCAGTTTTGTTCTGCGTGTAAAGTAGCTTGTTCATGATTATTTCTAACAATTGAATTATGGGGACAACCTGGTAAAAACCCATTGTAACCCTGGCTAATAATTCTATTATCTTGAACCAACAAACATCCCACCTGTAAGCGTTCACACGGAGAGCGCTCTTTTGTTGCAATTACAATTTTCTTGTAATATTCGTCCCATGTAGGGCGTGTAGTCTTAGGTTCGTCCTCAGCCATTATATTCACTTAAAAGAATTTGATTTTAATATTTTAAAATGACAAATATTAAAATATTCAAAATTTCCGATGAGTTATTTTCGGGATATACGGTTCATATTGATATGGACTATTTTGACACATTAGAGGATGTTTGTGCACAAATTAAAAGAACACTTATTATATTTTTAGAACAACATAACTTGGAAATATTAAAGGGAAAGGCAAAACAACTTAAATTACATTATCATGATTATAATTTAGGACAGGTGTTAATGGAAGACAGGGGAAGGGATTTTTGGGTATGTAGTCATTGTTAATTATTATCTTACTTAAATATATAATGAAGTGTTCAAAGGCAATGATGAAATATACTGGATATCTCCATATTATTGCATTGGTTGTTGCTATATATGGTACAATGCATCAAATAGATGCCGTCAAGAACGATAAACCTTATTCTGTGGCCCTTTCTTTATCTTTAACTGTAATGTTGTTACTTAGAATACCTAATCAAATTTGTGTTGCATTAAATCAACCAGAAGGATGGTATTCTGTTATAGGTACAATGGTAGGTGCTGCTAGTTTTGCTTATTTGAGCTATGAAACTTATATTCATGAGAAGGCAAAGTCAGACACGCATAAAAAATAAATTTTATATTGATTTTTGTTTCAATATAAAATAATCTAAAAATTAAATAAGCGTTGTGTTTTACGCTTTTTGCGCTTTCTTTTTCTTTTTTTGGTTTTTCTTTGTGTTTTACGCTTTTTACCTTTTTTCATTTTTTTTTCGTCCTTTTTCGACGGATCATACTTTAAAAAATGATACTCCCATTCTTTTCCATTGCGTTTATTGGATAATTCTTTAAATTTTTTAGCTTTTTCTTCTCGAATGCCTTCTAATGTCAACTGTTTACCATAGCAACTTATACTAAATCTTTTTAACAATCCTTTTTGAGATAAACGATTATATTGTTGAACCTTAAATAGGTATTCAGCCATGCAAATAATGCGATTTGGATCATAATATGGACGATTAACATAAGTGAATGCTAAATAAAAACTAAGCATTGTATCAATAGTTGCAATTTTAACATTTCTACCCTTCATTTTAATAACATTGTAACTATGACAAGCAATAGGTTTATAAATAACAACAATGGTTTCTTTATTTACTAAAACTTCATAATGAGGAGCAATTACCTCACCAACGCCTTTTCTTTTTCTGATTGAAACCTTTTTAATTCCTGCATCTTTTAATCTATTTTTGAGAATATTGGCTGTTTGTTCTGGGTCTGTGGCCAAAACATCAAAATCTGGAATTTTTTTAAACTTCTGATATTTGAATTTTTTTAAATAACGGATATAAAGTTGAAGGGCCATAGCACCAAAGAAAACAACACCTTGATTTATAAGAGATTGTCTGGTAACATGAAATATAGTTTGTTCCTTTCCTTGTGGTAATTTATGTTCGGCATCGAAAAAACGTTGAATTTCAATGAACTTACAATTTTTACCTTTTAACGGATAGTTTTTATTTAATAGTGAAATGCGTTTTAGTACTTTCTCCCAGCGGGAAGGGTCACCTTTGGGTCTGGATAATTCCAAATACATTAACATTCGTAAATAATTAGGAGGGGTGTAATAAATACCATTAATATTTACTGCGGTTTTTGCAATTTTTTTGTATAATTCTGGTACCAAAAATGTGATATCAGCTACAGGAATAAAGTTTACAAAAACTTTAAAGGTTCCAGAATGAACCCCCGCTTTTGCTTCTATTTTGGTAAATCCTTTTTTATAATATATATCAGCCAAATCCTTGGCATCTTTCAAGGGATCCGGAGAGAAGAAATCATAATCGGGCAATTCTACATTCATATCATAAAACTGATCTTGAGCGGGTAGGAGAGCATTAATTGCAGTGCCCCCGTAACAAATGAGTTTACGAACGCGTAGAAAATCTTCGACGATCTTAATAATTCTTTTAACTTCAGGATCTTTCAATAAGTTTTCCCCTTCAATTACATCGGCTTTATCAACCGCCTGACGTAATATAGCTAATTCGCATTCTTCAAAGGACATATTTTTTTTACAGTCTGTCATAATAATATATAGACCGATTAAAAAATTACATTGTGAAATTAACCATAGGTAAATTATATTTCTTACCTTTGAAAGATTGTTCTTTTGGAGGAGGCGTAGGGCACGTAATTTTCGTTTGTTTCATACAAAGATTTGGTGGCTTTTTAATAAATGCACAACCGCCATCGTTAAAGAACTCTAAATAATATTTCATGTTTTTATCTAAATTCTGATAGTTCATACAAACCATTTGACAACCCAATGCTTGATGTACAATAATTGGAACATTTGTATTTATTTCACTCCAATCGGGCATAGTTAAAGCTAAACTTGTTTTGTTTTCAGACTTCATAGTATCTGCATTAGGTGCATACTGAACGTCATGATTACGCAATTGTCTGAAATAAATAGAATTTGATCCTAAATTAACCAATTCATAAAATGGATTATTTTCATCTTTATAATTATCATTTTCCTGATGTGCTAAAATTATAACTTTACCCATCAAAGATTTAAGAGGTTCCATTGATAAATTAGCTGTATGTCCTGTGCTCTCTCGCCCTTCAAATGACCATCTGGCATCAAGTAATTTTCCAGCAAAATTACTTTTAATAGCGGATGTTAGAGGCGGGTATACATCTTTTCTGTTTGATTTTATTCTAAAGTGTAAAAACAAGGGATCGCCTGGATTTGCGCATTTTGCTGATGAAAATGCTAATTGTGATACACGTTGTAAAACTTTATCAATTGGAATACTGTTATATGTTCCTTTAATATTAGGATTTTGAAACGGAGATGCCGCTACAACTGCTTTACCATCAACAGAATATACAGCAAAATCTAAAACTCTAGCGCCATGAAACAGTATTTCTTCTAAGGGATCGAGTGTTACATAACTATCTTGGAAATCGCCTGCACAACATGAATTATAGCTACTTGCAATATAGAAATTTAATAAAGGATCATTATATTTAGGATCGCTATCATTTATACTTGATAATTGAGGCGCATAGTTTGATTTATCGTACGCCTTTTCCATCTTATCGACATTTGCAGTTTTCTTGCCTATTTGAGTACGATAATACCAAAATACTCCTAGTATAGTTATTAGAACCCCAATCCAAATATATTGGGATAAAAATCTTTGTGTATTGTTAATAGCTTCTTGATATCTGTCCATGATATTAGTATAATATTTATTTATATTTTAATCTTCACCTAAATAGACACAATTAGAATTTAAACACTTTAAAATAATTGTATATATTATATTAGATAATGCCAGGTGGATTATTACAATTAGTTGCATATGGACAAGCAAATATTATATTAACTGGAAACCCAAAAACGACATTTTTCAAGGCTTCTTATAAGAAATTTACACCGTTCGGGATGCAAAGATTCAGAATTGATTATGAAGGACAGAGAACATTGTCTTTTGACAGTGCTGTTGAAATGAATTTTAAAATACCTCGTTACGCTGAACTTTTATGGGATACTTATATTGTGGTAAATTTACCGGATATATGGAGTCCAATATATTACAGAGAAGATGTATCGGGAAATTATTTACCATATAAATTTCAATGGGTAAATGATATCGGATTTGCAATGATAAGACAAATTACCATTCATTCTGGAGGCAGTACTTTGGCTCAGTATTCTGGTGAATGGATGATGAACGCTGTAAGAAGAGATGAAGTTGCCAGACGATCATTGTTGGGAAGAATGGTTGGTGGTGATAATCAAACAAAAGATTTAAGCGATCCCGAAGCTTATTGGGGGAATTATCCC